TTATATTATAAAAGGTGTTTTTATTTTCTCAATCTGTTCTCTTAATTCTTCTATAGTTCTGTGACTATATTTGGCGTTAGTAATATCACTTTTAAAGGAATGCCCCATCATTCGTTTACGATCATTTTCGTTGACTTCGTATCGTTCGCAAAGCGCGGAGAAAGTGTGACGACAATCGTGTGGTGTATGTCTTGCTCCAGTTGTAGCATTTGCAATTCCGAGAGAAGAAAGAGTGTTATACATTTTATTACGAAAGTACCGCACAGAACATCCAAGCAGATTCTTACCATTATATCTAGCTTTTACCATATCGAAAATACAAGAATGAATAGGAACAATTCTTTCTTTACTGGCTTTTGTCTTAACTCCGCCTTTAAAATATTTTCCATCCAGATTAGTTTCTATATTGGTAAAGGCCTTGATACGATATCCACTGTAGCACATGATTAATAGCATTTGGACAACGAAATCATCTTTATTTTTCCACAATATTTTTAATTCCTCATCAGTGAATGGCACTCCACTTTCATCATCATCCGGTATAGGAATAAATAAAGCAGAAGAGTAGTCTTTATCCACTATGTCGTATTTAATGGCGTATTTGTACATCTGGTGCATCAGAGACACAATCAATTCCAGAGAGGAATGTTTAAGAGGACAAGCATTAAGAACATCCTGTAAGTCTTTATATTTAATTTGACCAAACTGTATATCATGTAAAGCAGAAGAATTTTTGAACGCTACTTGTGTTGAAGACATGGAAGAAGTTTTTTTCTTTCCTTCACGCAGTTCGTTCCGGTACTTCTCTTTATAGAAATCCTCATATACTTCTTTAAAGGTTGGAGTACGGTCAATATAAACGCCATTCTGTATTTTGATTTTTCCCTCGTTTTCCAGCTTACGTGCTGCCAGAATTTCATAACCTTCATCCCATGTCTCAACGTAGGCGAGAGCTTTCGGTGTGACAGGTCCTTTTGAGGTGTATTCAGTTACTGGTGGGTATACGCCATACGGTTTATAGCGTCCTTTGCCGAGATATTTTATTGATCCGAATCCGTTCGGGAGCTTCTGGTGTTTCTTTCTTCGTGCCATATGTACCATCCTTTCTGATTTTGGGTATAAAAATAACAGCCAGCAGAGAACAGGTGTTCCGCTTGCATTTGGCTGCTCCGAATGATACAATACGTTTTGTGAGAACTTCTGTATCATTCAGAAGGATTGCCCTTGGTATTACGGTACTAGGGGCAATTTTATATTTAAAAATCTAATTTACTTCCTTTGGATCTATTACATCTCCAACATAATGTTTGCAAATTTTCAACAGATGTGATACCACCTTTTGAAATCGGAACAATATGATCTACTTCAAGTAATAGGTTTGGTTCATTTTTTTGTGAAGCACCACATTTCTGACAGGTGTATCCATCACGTTCCAAAATACTTTTTCTTAATTTACTTGTCATTAAAGCTCTTTGTCCAGCAGCACTTTTTTTGAATTTTACTAATTCTGACAGATAAACCACAAACCGGTTTAAATTATCAAGGTTGAAAACGACATCACATTGTGTTGCGGCATTACCACCAGAACTTGTGTATTTGAATATGTACTTTGGAAAATAAATTGTGCTTAAATCAATAGGTTCGAAACCGAGTTTTTTCTCTAAATTTTTTTTGTCAAATGTTTTAATCAAAAATGGGATTTCGGAACTGATTCCATTGATAATGTTGTTTTTTTCATTTACCAATAAGTTTTTACCATTTTCAGCAGCTTCAAAATTATTCAGCATATTTTCAAATTGTTCAAGGTTTTCCTCGGTGCTCTTAATATTAAAATATTTGCATACATATTTAAATGGTTGCTTTCGAGCTGAATCGCAAACACTTCTTGAACAGTTACAAATATTTGGTGCAAAAACCTGTTTTTTCAATTCCGGACGCTTGTAATTGTAATTACTTGCATCTTGATAAGATGCTTTTCCATAATCTAGCTGATCTATTCCTATGTGGGTTCTTTTTAACTCATAAATATGATCATTAAGGTCATTGCAGTCTTTTGTATATTTTTCAATTTTGTTTTTCAATTCAATAAATGAATTGCTTCTATAGTATATTAATTTATACAAAAACCAAGCTAAGATTAATAAGATAATAATGACTAATAATGGCATAACAAAAATCCTCCTATTTTTCAAAATGTTTTTAAGCGAAGCTCTATAAGAGCCTGTTCGTATCCAAGCAACCTGGAAAGCTGCTCGGTAGTAGTTCGTTGGTTCTCAAAAATGATTTCATCCGGGATCAGAAGCTCTGCTGCAAATGTGTTTGCTTCAATTTCTAATTTTGATGTGAGCATGAGAGTTTTATTCCGGATAAAATAACAATTTTCTTTTCGATGCATGATAGCATGTCCAAGCTCATGAGCCATGACAAGGCGCATCTCATTTTCTTCCAAATCCTCATTCAGAAAGATGCATTTGTGGTTCTTAAGAAACATGTAGCATCCGGCTTGACTTCCAAGCTCGCCGATCTGGACTTCTACATTCAGACACTCTGCAAGCTTGTATGGATTTCTCGTATTGAATTTTTTTACGTAATAATTTACTAACTGCTTTATGTCTTTTCTCAATTATGTAGCACCTACTTTTTATTCTTATTAGGATTGTACTTCTCTTTATTAATAGGTTTTAATCTGCGCATCATCAACTCGATTTGACCGAGTAGCAATTCAGCGTCTTCTGCAGTGACAGGTTCTCCATCGTAAGAGAGAGGACCATCTGCGCCATTCATTAATTTCTGTCGAATGTTTTCCATGTCTTTTGCTATATCGCGTTCATCTTTAGTGGAAAGTTGAGAAGTGTTGTTGATTTTCTCCGTAGTTTCTCCATTCATTAAATAATTAATGGATACACCGAAATAATCAGCAATCTTTTGTAATCTTTTTGCAGATGTTCCGCCACTTTTTAATTTTCCAAGTGAACCTCTGCCAAATCCCAATTCTTTTTCGAGCGCTGTTAGAGCAATTCCATGTTCATCACATAGTTGTTTAATAACTTCATATGTAGACATAGCTTTCCTCCTAAAATAAAAGTAGAAAAAATTCTACAAAAAGTATTGACAACGTAGAAAAAAAGCTATACAATACAAACATGAAGTAGAAAAAAATCTACTTCACGACATATAGTAGAATAATTTCTTTTTGTTTTGTCGTTAAAATAATTATAGAATAAATTCTACTATATGTCAATAAAAAGTAGAAAATATTCAAAGGAGGCATAGTATTGATTTACAACAAAATCAGGGATATTTGCAAGGAAAAAGGCATGAGTGTTGCTGCTGTTGAAAAAAAAGCAGGATTGAGCCACGGAGCAATTTCTAAATGGAACAATTCAACACCATCCGCAGAAAACCTTAATTCTGTTGCAAAAATCCTAAAAGTTAAAATTGACAAACTTCTTGACTAGAAGATACCACAACATCAGTCCAATAAGCAGGACAGAAAAATAGTCCCAAGTGCTGGAACACTCAGGACTATATAGGTTATATGAGTTCAAAAACTACATTGCCGCTTATATAAGTACGGCTGATAACTATATAACCTTCCGCTTCAAGCTCATTGATAGCAACTTTGGCGGTTGCATCGGAAAAACCATTTTTGATTAGGTAAGAATTTGAAAATTCTGTTTTTTCCGTATTGGCTTGAAGAATCTCTAAAGCTTTCTCAGAAAGAGAAGTCATATATGCCACCCCCTTCCAAAGGCGAGATTTTCCTTTGAAAGCCTTTCCGTATGATGTGGCATAAAAATTTTAACATTTTGATAAGCGAAAATCAACTTAGAAACATAAGAAAGGCGAAGTAAAGACAGATTAAGAAATGTAAGCAAAAAATAATATGAAAGGAGAGATATAGGATGAATAAAAGAACAGAAATAGAAATCCTCCGCCAACAGTTGGAGTTGTTAACAGAGGATTCAAAGAACACGTACCCAGCCACGAACGCATTGAGCAAGAATTCAAAGGCTATGGTTCTAATTAGCAAAGAATTATTCAAAAGAAAATGCTTTGCCGCCATGCTCTTTATCGCATTTTGTTATCTTATCAAACGCTTCGCGATACATGGCAAGTAATTTTTCGGGAGAATCTCCCGGAGTCGCATTTTTCTTTACATAAAGCAAAGAAAGTTCTTCGTAAAGAGACATACGCACGAAACCACCTTTCTTATATACTCGGACGTTGCAGCGTCCTGTAAGGAGATTGTACCATGTGCGTAAGAATAACAAAAGAAGGGAGAGATAGAAAACATGTTTCATAGAAGAAATAAAGTAGCTGTAGAAAACAGTTACAGAGCACCTATATATCCTGCACCGCAAGTTGGATATGCAAGTTCTACAACCATTCAATCTGATCGGGTTTTAGTTCAATTTTCTGTGCCTGACCACGAGTGGAATGAACTTGAAAATTCAAAGAAGTGGAAAGGCTTTGTAAAACGTCTTGAGGAATGTCAAAGAGAACAAATCCGGAACAAGCACTTAACTGGGCAATGTCGACAGGGAATTTGAGGTCAAATTCAAAATACCGATGAACAATTTTAGAAAGGAGTAATGGAGAGTGAGCCAACGCTTAACAGTAAAAGAAGCCGCCGCTGAGATTGGATGCAATGTGGAATACCTTAGACGCCAGATGAAAGCCGGGCGGTGGGATCTCGGAAGCGTGATAAAGCCAAATGCGAAGGTTAAGAATTATCAGTATTTTATCTTCCGGGCAAAGCTGGACAAGTTTCTAGGTATCGAACCAAGAGCAGACAACGAGGAGGTGGAGAATGAAGCAGATCAGTAAAGTATTTATATCAGTAGGGCTTGGAATCATGTTTCTTGGTGGAATGCTTGATGCGGATGGAATGTATTATGTTTTTCTGCTGATCGCAATAGCTCTCGGTGCGGTGGTTGCACTTATTGGAGTTGCGATCATGGATGTGGAGAACCGCCGGGAAGAAAAGCGGAAAGCATACTTTTACATGATCCGCCGCAAGGACAAGCTTGACGCTGATGTTGAGTTCCTTGGGGAATTTGAGGACAAAAAAATAGCACCCTGATAACTTTGGCGAGAACTGGTGCTATTTACCGTAGGAATACAAAAGTATTTCTGCGTTTATTGTAACACGTAGTTAGGTTTTTGGAAAGCGTGATTTTATGTTTTACAGAAAATGCAGAATCTGTGGATGCAGTTTAGATCCAGGCGAAGGAAACATGTGTGAAGAATGCCGGGACGAGCAGTACATGAAGCAACAGCAAGAGAAAGCGGTCAGATACATGGTTTTAGCTACAGATTTCAGACAGATGGAAATGGAGGAATTTTTAAATGCCAGCAACTAGATTATGCAGAACGGATGCCGGAAAGTTAATTGACGGACTTAAGGATTTATCGACATTACTTGAAAACCTTGGTCTGGAAGATGGAAGTGTAAGACTTACGGCAGACGGAGATATTCGTGGAATATTTACCTTAGACAAAAATGTTCTGGAAATCATTATTGGAGACGACCAGAAAGAGGAAATGGTCAGGTACCGTGTTTAAGTCCGTGGAGGTGGGAAATGTACAGTGATTACATACCGGACAGTCTCGATATGCTCGAAGAGTACGAGAGGGACAGAGAACGCCGCCACAGATTATATGAGAAACAAGCCAGACGTGAAGAGCTGGCAGATATTGAATCAGAGGAAGAGAGGATAAAAGAAAGATGGAAGAATTTGAAAATTTAATTGTGGAAAAACTTATGTCCACTGAAAGAGATGGAATGAAAGATTTAATTGCAGCCATGAAAAATGATGGATTTTTTGCGGCTCCGTGTTCGGGTTCTAACCATTTGGCAAAAGAGGGCGGTTTAGCAGAACATAGTTGGAATGTCCTCGGAATCATGCAGGATATGTCATTTTTATTGTCGGAAGGATCGGAAGTTTTACCGGATGAAACACAGAATGCCATTATCATTTGTGCTTTGCTGCATGATCTTGGAAAGATGGGAGATTATGGAAAACCAAACTATGTACCTAATATGATCAAGAGCCGGAAAAAGGATGAAAATGGAGAATATCCATTGGTACAGTCAGAAGCAAAACCATATGAGACAAATAAAGAACTGCTGTATATTCCGCATGAAGTGAGAAGTATTGCGATCGCTGAAAGATTCATCAAGCTTACAGAGGAAGAAGAGCAGGCTATCCTTTGGCATAATGGATTGTATGGATCGTTTAAATATGATATTTCCGGTAAAGAAACGCCGTTGTATCTGTTGTTACATTTTTCTGACATGTGGGCAAGCAGAATTGTGGAGGAGAAATAATGGAATTTAGAGCTTTAACAGAAAAAGAGATTGATGCCAGAGTGGCGACCGTAAATGAGAAAGGTTGCAGCCTTTTACTTTATAAAGATGCCAGATGTGATATGCGCATTCTGGACGAATCTGTAGGATCAGAGAGATGGCAGAGAAAACATGAGTTAATTAATGGAAATCTCTTTTGCAATGTAGGTATTAATTTTCCGGCAGAAGACGGCGATCATTGGGTATGGAAGCAGGATGTAGGAACTGAATCATATACGGAAAAAGAAAAAGGACAGGCATCGGATTCTTTCAAGCGTGCTTGCTTTAACTGGGGAATTGGAAGAGAACTTTACACTGCACCATATATATGGATCCCTGCAAAGGATGTTGCACTTATAAAAAAAAATAATAAGTGGAGCACATACGATAAGTTCAAGGTTGAACAAATTATTATTAAAGATGGTGAGATCGTTGCATTATCCATTAGAAATGAATCGTTGAAACGCAGAGTATTTCTTTATGATGTCAGAAAAAAGGATGTTGATAACTAATGCACGCACTTGTAAAGATTAACCAATACCGAGAGCAGAAAGACGGAACAGACTTGGTTGTATCTGTTCCAGATCTGAAGCTTGGGGACATGTTCCAAAGAAAGAAAATTAGAAATGCCGAGATCAGGTTTGATGATGGCAGGCACATATCAGCAGAGCAGAGAAAAAAGGCATACTCCACCATCAGAGATATTGCGGACTGGACAGGATATCTTCCGGAAGAAATGAAAGAAATATTGAAGTATCAGCATATGATGCGTACCGGTGATGTGTATTTCAGTCTTTCCAACTGTTCTATGGACACAGCGAGGGAATTTATCAACACGATACTGGAATTTGCCCTAGAGAACGGAATACCGCTTTCTGACAATGCAATAGAACGTACAGATGACATAGGAAGATATCTTTACTACTGCCTGTTACACAAAAAATGTGCAATCTGCGGAAAAGATGGAGAGATTCATCATGAGGATGCAATCGGAATGGGTAATGACAGGACAAAAGTAGATGATTCCAGTTATAAAAAAATCTGTTTGTGCAGAGAACACCACACACTGGCACACAGCCTTGGAGTGATCCGGTTCAGA